GAGGAACCCAACTATTCTAAATGGAAATCTAATTATATCAAGGTCCTAAACAAATATAAAAAAGTCCCTAGACAACGTCTAATCGAATTTTTAAATTTCGATTATATTATAGAATACAAATTCCAAGAACCAGGAGATGCTAATACTATCAATTGGACCTATTGTTATGGTAAAACTCCTGAGAGTGTTTATAAATTAGAGCATTCCTTTAATAAAGGAAAGTATGTTTACATACTTACTAACGATGCCTACCCGGGTATATGTAAGATAGGAAAGGCAATTCAACCTACTCACCGTGTAACTAAAGTTAACGGATCAGGAACAGTCTCGGAATGGCAATTACGTTGGGCGCTACCTGTGTCTGATGATTATAAAGTAGAAAGTATAGTACATAAAACACTAGAGCATCTACGTATGAGCTCGTTTCAAGGGTCCTCTAGAGAATTTTTCTCTATATCCTTAGATGAGGCTATTGAAACTATTGAAGATTTAGGTCAAGAATTTAAAACTAGTGAAGGGGTTTATTATGAGTGAGTTAATTTGGTGGTATATATGGATTTTAGTTAAGTCATATTTAGAAACAGGTTTGTTTGTAGCTATAGTCTTTACTATAATTAGTTATCTCTTTCCTTCAGATCAACCTTTCACTTTAAGAGATTTTTTTATAGTTTTATTTTTTCACCCTATTGTATTATATCATTTTATAAAATCATTATATGGAGACGATTAATTTAGATAAACAATTAATTCCTTATTTAGAACCTGTTATTAATCAAACTTTAGATATGGTTGAGTCTATTTCTAAAGAAGAAGGTTTTAATAGACAAGAAGTAAAAACTTTACTTAACCAATTAGAAGAAGAATTTGGAGAGTATACTCACTTATTATCCCCACAAATTAAGGGCAGAATATTGGAGATAAACCACTTCATATTAGGGGATGATAAAGTATATGAAATAACAGATGAACAACAAAATACCCAACCTCTTGACAATAATGCAAAAGAGTAAGCATTTTTTAAAAACTCCTGCCAAAAGGCTTGGCTTGCAGAAAAACGTTTTGTATTTTTGGAGTACGGGAAAAGAAAATGAACAAAATAAGACAATATGAATAAGAAAGAGGTAATGGTATTTATGCTATATGGGTGCCGATATTGTGATATGTTAAAAGATGGATTAGATAAAAATGGGATAAGGTATAAAGGCATAGATGTAGGTTTAGATAATGGAGTAGGGGATATAATAGAGAGTACTTATAAATGTGATAAATATCCAATAGTTATATTTCATGAAACTAATCGTTCTTTAATTTGGTTACCTGAGACTGAGTTATTACCTTCGCCTAATATTAAAATTTATAACACAATAGAACAATTAATAAAAGAAATAAAATATGAAGTTAACAGCTGAACAAATTAAGGGTAATTGGGATTCTTTAATATCTAGAATAGATGGCTATATAGCTGAACCTAGACGTACTCAATTAAAAGAATTTTATAATAAATTCCAAGAACGTATTATTATGATGCCTGCTTCTTATAAAAAAGAGTATCATAATGCATTCCCAGGCGGATATGTTGATCACGTTTTAAGAGTTATAGATTGTTCTTTAAAAGTAAATGAAGTATGGAAAGAAATGGGAGTAGATCAAAGTACTTACACTACTGAAGAATTAGTATTTTCTGCTTTAAATCATGACTTAGGTAAAATAGGAGATGAACAACATGAGTCTTATATTCCTCAGACTGACCAATGGAGAAAAGATAAATTAGGAGAGGATTATATGTTTAATGATGCTTTAGCATTTGCATCAGTTCCAGATCGTTCTTTATTTTTACTTCAACAATATAATATTCCTTATACATTTAACGAAATGGTAGCTATTCAGACACATGATGGTATTTATGATGAAGGGAATAAAAAATACTTAGCTACTTTTAATCCAGGTCAAAAACCAAGAACTTCTTTACTTTATATTTTACACCAAGCAGATTTAATGGCGTCTCGTATTGAATTTGAAAAAGAATGGTTACCAAAATTTAGAGGTGAAAAGAAAGTAGAAATTAAAACTTCTAAACCAACAATTAAACAACAACCAAAATTATCTAACCTAAACGCTCCGTTTGCTAATTTATTAAACAATTTATAATATGATACTAATATTAATCAATATTGCCGTAATTATTCTACTTGTAGTAGGATATGTTATTTGGAATTTACTTAAAAAAGTAGAAAAACTAGAAGCTCAAATTACAGTTCAAGAAACTTATATCCTTGAATTTTATGATTTAGTCAAAACTTCAGAAATGAAAATTAAAGAAATTGATTCAAAACAATTATTCCAATCAGATGATGAAGTAGGTTTTTTCTTTACTAACCTAAAAACAATCCAAGAAGCACTTTCGGATTATGTAAAATTCATAAAATAATATGGAGGTATTAAATTCCGAAATTAAAGTTCTTCATGTACCCCAAGAAGAAACAGAAATACAATATACAAAAAAAGGAACAGTTCGTAAAAGAAAACCTAAAACTAAAAAAATGTATTTCACTCAGGACACTGAGGATGCTATTATGGAGTACTTAGCTGAAACAGATCCAATAAAAAGAAATAGAATATATAATGAACGTATTGATTATGCTTTTCATAAATTAACAGAAAATATTATTCATACTTTTAAATTTTATTATACTGAAGTAGAAACAATTGCTGAACTTCAACATGAAGTGACATCATTTTTACTTGAAAAACTCCATTTATATAATCAAGCTAAAGGTAAAGCATTTTCTTATTTTGGTACTATTGCTAAAAGATATTTAATTCTTTATAATAATAAAAATTATGAGAAATTAAAAGGTAAAGCAGAAGTAGAAGCTATAGATGAAGATAAAACTATTGTCTTAAATATAGTTAACAGTTCAGAAAGTATAGATGATCCTTTAATGGGTGAAAATTACTTTATGGATAAATTTATAGCGTATGTGGATTTGTATTTATTTAAAATTTTCACAGAACCTGAAGATGCTAAAACAGCAGACGCTGTTATGCAACTCTTTAGACATAGAGAAAGTTTAGATATTTTTAATAAAAAAGCAATATACATTTATATTAGAGAACAAACTGAGCAAGATACTCCTCAGATAACTAAAGTAATGAAAAGATTAGAAAAAGTTTATAGACGTTTACATAATCAATACCTAGATTATGGGTATGTTAGCTTAAATTACTAAAAAGTTTTTAAGATTTATATTTATAAATAAAATAAAAATATGGATTTTAATAACATAACCCTTTTTGGTAAAAAGACATTTGCCGATTTATTAAAAGAGATACATACTAATTCTTCTAGTAAAGAAAAAGAAATTAGGATTTTAATAGAAAACCTAAAACCATTTATTAATTCAGCAGGAGATGCTGTCATTATTGTTCCTTTAATTAAAGATTACTTAGATGTATCAGTTAAGAATGATGATTTATTAATTAAAATGGCAGGTATAGTTCAAAGAGCTATGAATACTTCTTCAAGTGAAGATAGTATGTTAATTTCCGATGCTGAAAAAGAAATGCTTTTTGAATCAATCCAACAATTAAATACTAAATCTGAAGAGGAGATTCCAGTTAGAAAATTAAATATGAATGAGTAATTTATATCCTAGTTTACAACAGAGTATATCTAATATATCATCAGGGAAGGGAAATGGATCTAAAAGTCTATTTTTCTTTGCTCGTGTTAATGATATTGTTTTATCTCCAAATACTGAAACAACTGGGTTTTTTACAGCTGCTGGTGGGTGGGCTGGGTTAGGTTCAGTTAAATTTACTCCATTAAATTCTAAACCAGATACAGATAATCCTTCTAGTTTAATAGCTAAACCATTATCTAATGATATTTCAAGATATCCTCTTTTAAATGAGATAGTTTTAATATTAAGTGCTCCTTCATATGATTTGAATGAAAAACCTAATGCTAAAACTTTTTATTATTTAACAACAATTGGATTATGGAATAGTATTCATCATAATGCTTTTCCTGATATAGCAACGTATAAAGGAGGAGAATTAAAATTTGGTAATACATTCGTTGAAAAAGAAAATGTACGTAGTTTACTACCTGAAGAAGGTGATTTATTATTAGAAGGAAGATGGGGTAATTCAATTAGATTTTCATCTACTACTAAACAAAAAGTACTTAATAATCCTTGGAGTTCTATAGGTGAGGTAGGAATGCCTATTACTATTATTAGAAATAACCAAACTAATGTTGATGTAAATCCAAACCCATGGGTTCCTATTTATGAAGACCCAAATAATGATGGTTCTTCTATTTACATGTGTGCAGGACAAGATATTCCTTTAGAGTATGCTTCTAAAAACTTACAATCTTTTGGAGTAACAATAGGAGCAGCATTTAATAGTTCATTACAAATCTCAGATCCTGCATTTCCAGATCTAGACCAATCACCTAAACAAGCAGATAATTTAAAATAATATGGCTTCATCTTACAAACCAGAATTCCCTTATACAGGAAATCATTTAATTTTTAATTCTGATAGAGTTACTATTAATTCTAAAAAAGATTCTATATTATTGTTTGCTAAAGAATCTATTAGTTTTTCGTCTGCAGGAACAATTCATTTTAATTGTGATGATAATTTAATTATTAACGCTAATCAAATTTATTTAGGATTAGAAACAGATATAGATAAACCTGAACCCGCTATTAAAGGGCAAAAATTATATAATTTACTAGATTATTTAACAACAGCTTTAATGACTTTAGGAGAAGGTTTATCCTATGCTACTGATAGTAATGGTATAGGGATACCTACAGTTTCAGTATCTGGAGAAAGTTTAGTAACTGATACTTTAGAATTGCAAAATTTATTAGATAAAATTAGATCTGAAAAAACCTTTTTATTATAATGGCAGTACCAGTAGGATTATCTAGAATATTATGTGATGTAGCCCCTAAAAGAATTAGTAAAGTTACAAATTCAATACTTAAAATTTTATTTAAAATTAATAATGTTTTAAGTGAGATAAACTCTATTGATTTTTGTAATCCACTTGGATATATTATGTCTAAAGCTTTACCTCCTGGAGGACTTTTAGAAGCTAAACTTTTAAAATACGGAAAAGATGCTTTAGATTTTGTAAATAAAATAGGAGATAAATTAAATCCCGCTAAATTAAAGGGAGAAACAGATGAACAATATAAAACTAGAATTAAATCATATCAAGCATCTATTGAGGAAATAAGATTATCCTTAGAAGATATTATCCCTCCAGATGATTTAATAGCTATTATTCCTGGTGGAGAAGGTTTAGCTAAAACTATTCAATCATTAAATTTAGCGTTAGTTGCAACTAGTGATACTATAGATCCTACCATAGATATAATTAATAAAATTACTATATTAAAAGCATTTGTTAGAAAATTATCTCCTTTCTTATCTCCAATTAATATTGCTACTTTAGCTATAGGAGGACAAGAAGCAGAAATTAATAAAAAATTAGCAGGTATTATTAAACCTGAGAGATTTAGAGAAAGTGTTGGATTTTTAGTTAGACAAGTAAAAGCAGTTGATCAAGCTATAGTTCAAATTCAAGCAACAATTAAATTAATCAATACTATTGTAAAAATTATTAATATTTTAGCTAAAGTTTATAAATTTGTAGTTAAAATTTTAAAATTTAATCCAATCCCTACAGCTATTATCCCTCCATTAACTGGTGGGGTAGGTGTGCCTATAGGAACTTTAAATACTCAATCTGATAGAATTTCTAAAAGTAATCAATTAGTTGATGATTTAGAAAAAATAACAAGTACTGTTTCTAAATTTTTAAACGGTACAGTTTTATTAAATATAAAACGTATAAGAAAACAAATATTACAATTATTAACAGGACTTAATATATTATATCAAAATCTCCAAGCCTGCCCTTATACTAATGAAGACCAAGCATTATTATCTTCAGTACAAGGAAGTATTGATTCTTTAAATAGTAATTTAGCTACTTTAGATAATTTATTTCCTACAGCTAAAACTACAAAC